CAATAATCTCATTACATGCAATGCATGTTATTTTATCTATTTGCTTTGACCCTATCATTTTTCAGGGAACACCTCTGTTATACATTTATCACATTCTTGCCAAGGATGATCCTTTGGCATTAAATCCCCACATCTTTCGCATACTGGAAAATCATGTTCAAAATTTGCATGAACTGCACTATTCATCCAAGCACCCCACATTTTTTACAATGGAATTTAAATTCACTGAATTGATATGTATGTTCACATTTTACACTATTCATTATGGTCAACCTCATATTTCTCTGCTAACTCTCTTATTAATTTAATACGGTATGCATGTGAAGTCATTGGTACATCTTTTGGTTTTTGAACTTCTAAACGTTTTATAATGTTAACCCATTCTTCATAATGCTGTTTCCATGTTTTATCATCACTGTACATACAATATAATACATAGTGATTAATATAAATCTATCTATTAATAAAAAAGATTTATATGTAAGTTAATGTTATACTATACATGAAAGGATGTAGAGGAGTATGTGATACTGTATCTGTTGGAAAACCATTTGGTGATCCATATAAGACTCATGTATTATGTAGACGATGTGCAAGTTGGTATTCTGTTAAATCACTTAAGATTTTTAGATGTCCTTGTTGCAAATCTAAATTACGAACTAGATCACCAAAGTCGTCAGCAAAGCAAAGACTACTAGCGTAGTTTTTCCAATTCTTTTTTATCTATATAAGAAACTTTTGACCGTTCCTCATTGACTTCTTTATTACCCATGTACAACGCAGCGACAAGCATGATAATGCCGATCGGAAACAAGACCAACGTGCAAATGAAAAATATACCAATAAAGAATAAAGCAATGTTCATTACTAACGTTAGGGCGTAGCCCTATATAATCGTTCTGTCAAGAATGACTTAAGAGGGCTACCGTTGACCCCATGCTCGATCTGCATGGTGGTAATCCCTGACAGTCAACTAAATAAAACCAACTACCTAATAAAAACGTTGCTTCGCAACTTTTATAAAACTATTTATGTTCGCTTTCGCTGTCGTCTGTCGTCATACGTTGTTCTTCGATTTTGTCTTCGCAGAGGAACGTAAGTTTCCATAACACACGTTTGTCTTCTAACTTGATTTTTCTATGTTCGTTTGCAAATGCTAACTCAAACCACTTTAATAGCGTGGTATAATCGTCAACCTCGAATTCCACCATGTACTTATAAGGAATAGCCCACTTAAATTCTTTATGCTAACGCTTAAATTAGGGCAACACGTACGTTATGTATGGGATGTATGCGAGGATGTAACAATATATGTAAAACACTGCCAAGTGGGTTAGATCAA